TATTAAATGATCCAACACTACTAAGCGAGTTTATAAAAACGGTATTAGGTGGATTTATGATTGAACTTAGAGCTTTAATTTTGTCTTTGATTGGAGCACTATGGCTAACTGTAGTCATGTTTTTTATCGAAAAGAAACAGATGATTTTATATGAGAAAGTTGTTCTACATTGAAGAAAAGTAAATTTTCCTCTACATATGATACTGATGATAAAGAAACCTTTATTTCTCTTTTAATGATCAGATTCATTATATTTGCTCTTGTTATTTCAATGCTTATGCCTAAAACTGAAAAATCAGAAGAAACTGAAACCAGTAAAGCGAGTATTAGAATTGAAATAACATGGGAACGAGGAAAAAATACAGATATTGATTTGTGGGTACAAGGACCGGGGGATAAACCTGTAGGATATTCTAATACTCATGGTAAAGTTTTTGATTTGGTAAAGGATGATATTGGCAGTGATAATCCTACCGAAAATCATTATGAGATAGTATTTGCTCGCAATGCCCCGGCGGGCGATTATACTGTAAACGTAGTTTGGTATGCCGATAGAGTGCCCGGAGGATACAAAGAAGCTCCCGTTGATGTTAATGTTACATATATTCGTGGAAATACTGCGCATGGAGCAAAAACACAATTACTAAAGAAGACTGTATATCTTCAACATGTGGGACAGGAAATTACAGCTATTCGATTTTCATTAGATGAAAATGGAAATGTGATTACTCATAAAACGACAACAATATATAAACCGCTATTTAAAAAAGAAAAATGAATGTTTGAATATTTAACTTACACTTTACTTATAATTGGATTAAGTTCTATTGTTGGGGTATCTATTTTCTATAAGTATAAATTTAAAAATCTTATACTTATATTTTCATTAATTTTGGTATCTATATCATTACTTGGGAATACATTTCTTTTATTAGGAAATCCAGTTCCTTTAAATAAAGTATCAAAATTTTATTATTCTAATATAAAAGAGACTGAAGTTCTTTGGTTTGATTTTAAAGAAAATCAATATATCAGAGTTCTCATTCAGAATAAAAATACAAATATTCCTTTATATGTTGAGATGCCTTGGAATAAGGATATTGCTGAAAGTCTTCAGAAAGCAGATGAAAAATCTCAACGAGATAAAAAATCAGGACAAGCTGGAAATATTATTGCTAAAGATTTGTTTAGTGGAGAATTTGAAGATGGTGATCTAGCAAAAGAATCTATTTCTAATACACAAGGTGTATTAGGAGAAAAGAGTCAAGAAAACCGCCCGTCTCCATTTAAATACAATCCACCATCTTTTTCTCCTATTCCAAAAAATGGAAATTGACTTAATTTAGAATTCCATGTAAAATAGTACTTTATTGTTAGTTAGTGAGGTAAATATGTTTAATAAAAGAACTTTTATGGTATCGGATGCAGATCAAATGGGTAAATTTGATAAGTTAATTAAATATTTGAAATATAATGAATACGAATGGGCGTTTAGTATGAGCCAAACTAAAAATAAAGAAAATCTATATGTCATCTCTTGGTATTCCTGAACATGCCATCACCACAGGTATGATGGACGAAGTTATTCTTAATTCAGTAAATCAGGATGTTTATCCACCATGGTTCTATAAGTACGAACATAGAATTATTGAATTAAAAGAATTAATGAATAACAATCTATTTTATTCAAAAGCTCAATGGCCGAAATGCTTATTCCGTCTTACCGATCAATTTTGGTTTTATTCATTCGAATCAGAACCATACCACATAAGCGGTGGAATATTTGGTATACATTATATCTTTAGAGGTGCTGATAATTGCGATTTTCGCATTCTGCCAAATAAGATTGGTAGAGAATATCTAATTTATGATTTGAGAGATGGTAAAATTTACGCTGACGAAAATCTAATGCAAAAATTTATGGAGAAAATTGATGCAAGGCAAAATTTGGGGAACCACTGAAATTCTACTTCAGACACCATTTATTGAAATTCATCGGCTATATATTAAACCGTATTCAAAATGTTCCATTCATATGCATAAGACAAAACACAATGCGTTTTATGTAGAAGAAGGTAAACTAATCATTAATGTAGAAAAAAATGATTATAAGTTAACAGACAGAACAGAATTGTGGTCTCGTGATTTCACAACAGTAAAACCGGGAGAATATCATTGGTTTGAAACTGAAGCTGATGATGTATTGGCTATTGAAATCTATTATCCAGAATGTCTTTCTGAAGATATTATTAGAAAGACTGTAGGCAGTTCAAAAGAATAAGGAATTTAATGTCGATAACTAAAGTAGTAAAAACAACAAAAGAAGAATTTTCATTGGCTGTTGAAAAATTAGTAGTAGAAAAAGGAATGGAATACATGGAGGCTATTATCCATGAGGCTAATACTCGTGGTTTAGAATTAGAAATTATTCCAAAATTAATTAATCAAGGGTTAAAAGCATCCTTGGAAGTAGAATCTATGGCATTAAATCTAATAGAAAAACAACCGCAACTACCTATAGAATAATATGATTACGCCAGAACGAACGAAAGAAATCAGTCTGGCAATAAAGCTTCATTTTACATCTACTTCATACAATTTTGTTCAATATAATGGCAAAACACGAAGTGGATCATTGAAGTCGCAAGACTCTTGGTATATTGGGTTATCCAAACGTCTTATGTCAGAAGAAAATACAACCCAATTTTTCTTAGCTAATACAATCGATGGTTATAGGAAAACAAATAAAATTCCAACCTACATGAGAAACTTCAATAATAAAGAAGGTTTTTTTATATGGAAGGAATGGAAAAATAAAGTAGATAATATTCATTATCTAGTAAAAGAAGAACTAAAAAATATAAATAATACAGAATTTTCTATTGACAATGGACATCCGTTAGTGTATAGTAAATTCTTGAAGAATGAGATTTCATTTGAAACCTTGAGTTTTATAACGTTATCAAATCCTTCGATTATGAAGAAGTGGAAAGAACAAACATTCGATCCAATTCTATTTCCAGAATTTCTCCAAGTTCTTGGAAAGTATAATATTTTAATGATGAATTATGTGAAAGGAGATTCAAAAAAAAGTAATTCAAAGGAAAATTAAAATATATGTCAAACTTTTTAGAAAAATACAAAAAAACACAATCAGAACAACTAAATGCCCTTCTTTCTCAAATGTCCGACCAAGAGAAAAAAGTTTCTGGAACAACAGATAATCGTTGGTGGAAGCTAACTCTCAATTCAAAAAATGAAGGCGAAGCTCTAATTCGCTTCTTACCGCCAAAAGATGGCGAATTGCAGTCATATGCAAGATACTTCGATCATTCCTTTAAAGGACCAACCAATAAAACTTATTGGGAAAAATCTCTAAAAACTATTGGTAAGAAAGACCCTGTAATTGAATATAATTCTCAATTATGGGCAACTAATAATCCTGAAGATATTGCACAGGCTCGTGCACAAAAAGCTCGTGAAAACTTTGTTGCTAACATTTATGTTATTAAAGATACTGGCAATCCTGAAAATAATGGCAAAGTCTTCTTATTCAGATTCGGTAAGCAAATTTTTGATAAATTTAAACCATTTCTATTTCCTGATGAAGACCTAGGACAAAAACCAGAAAATCCTTTCGATCTTCTAACAGGAAGAAACTTTAAGCTTAAGAGCGTTCCAACTGGAACCAATCAAGAATATCCAAATTATGAAACATCTCAGTTTGCCGCTCCTTCACAGATTGTGAAAGATGTTGAGGAAATTGAAAGAATTTATAATGATATTCATTCATTATCTGAATTTAATGATCCTGACAAGTTTAAGAGTTACGATGAACTAAAAGCACGTCTTGAAGAGGTTCTAGAACTTAACACCACAAATAGTGCATCTAAACAGCGTGCTGCTATTGTTGAAAGAGAATCTGTATCATTAGATAAACAAGTTGAAGCATCTATTGAAGAGGAAGACTCTGAATTTGATGTTGATAGTTTCTTAGCAAGCTTGCCTAGTGATAATGACTGATTGATAAAATTAAAAGGAGGCTTCGGCCTCCTTTTTCTTTGAAACCTTTTTGTTAGAATGAAGTTTATATAGCTGTTGATAACTTTATTGGAGCCGCAAAAAAATGTAGACAGCTATAAAAAAATGTGATCGTGGCTTGACAATAAATTTTTTTCGTATTAGATGGTCCCTTAATCTGTTCTAATAGGAGATTTAAAATGAAGTCTAAGATTTGGAGTGTTAGTTTTTCATGTTATGACATGAACAATGAAGATTTGGGTCGGGTTTTCGTGATCGGTCCATACTATGTGCGAGCAACGAATGAGGCTGATGCTGTTGATATTGCTGCTGAAATGGTACCAGAACGGTATGAATTTGCAGAATGTGATGATGATTCGGATGTTGTAATCCGAGAAATTACAGAGCAATACTATGGAATCCGCGAAGGAAGAATATCTCCTCCACCGCCTCGGCTATTAACTGCCTGTAAGATTATCGAAAAGGCAGTTAATGCACTGGAACTGGCAAATCCTTATTTTGTGAACCGGATGGATGTTTTCAATCCGATTTACGATGCGATCAATTCTGCCAATGATTTTTTGAGGGCAGCGTGAAAAAAGTATTTTAAGGGGGTTGACAGCCCCCTTATAAAATTTTATAACCATAACACGTTGATCGAAACGAAGGAGATTTCAAAATGGCTAAGGCGGCTGGTACTAAGTTTGATCTTTACAAAACCATCACTGATGCTATCGTTGAAGCTCTGGAAAAGGGTGCTGCCAATTTTGAAATGCCCTGGCATCAGAACTTCGAATCTCCGGTCAATGCGTCTACTGGCAAGTTCTATCGTGGGCTGAATGTCGTGGCTCTTTGGGCGGCGGCCTATGTCAAGAATTACTCCACTCCCTATTGGGCAACTTTTAAGCAGTGGCAGGAACTTGGCGCTAACGTGAAAAAGGGAGAGAAATCCACTCTCGGTATGTACTTCAGCACCATTGATAAGGTGGTGACGGATGCCAGTGGCAACCACGAAGTGGATAGCTATTTTCTTGTCAAGCCGTTTTTCCTCTTTAATGCCGATCAGGTGGAAGGGTGGGAGAAGCCTGCGGCTCCGCTTCTCAATGAAGCTAAGACTTTGGCTCATGTCGATGCCTTCGTGAAGCAAACTTTGGCTGATATTCGATCAATTGATGATCGGGCTTATTATTCTCCGCTTTTGGATTTCATCAATATGCCTGCGAAGAAGCTCTTTAAGAAGACGAAGACTTCTACCGCCACGGAAGCATATTATGCTACGATGCTTCATGAGCTTGTTCACTGGACGGGGGCAAAGAAGCGTCTTGATCGGCTCCCCCTCATGGCCCGTCAGGGTGGTGAAGAATATGCCTTTGAAGAGCTTGTGGCGGAACTCGGCTCGGCATTCCTCTGTGCTGAACTTGGCGTTTCGAATGAATTTCGACAGGATCATGCGAATTACATCGGGCATTGGATCAAGGTTCTCAAGAATGACAAGCGGGCCATTTTTAAGGCTGCGAAGCTTGGTCAACAGGCTACTAACTATCTAAAGGAATTTCAGACGGCTGTCTCTGATAATTCCTTGGCAGCGTGAATCTAATTTGATATGCTGTCGCTGGCAAAATAGCTAGCGGCAGCATAATCAGTTGAGGATCGATGATGTCCGAATTTCGAATCATTGTATACAATCAACTTCAGCAAAAAGAAATGGGGTTTAATCATACCGACACTGCCTTAGTTGCATTTCTTGGTTTTTTTAATCGTAGAGATTGGGTTATAACAGTAGATCATAAAATTTATGGTACTATTGGCGAATTTCTTGAAAAAGGACACAAGCATTTTAAATCTTTTTGCAATTCATAAAAAAACATATTGACGTATGATTATTAATGTTTTATAAAAAAAATGCAACCACGGAGAAATCAAATGACCAATTGGGAATATTTTAAGCTTTGTTTTTTGGCTCTGGTGTTCGCCATTCGCAATCCCATGACGGTAATACCTGATTGGCAGCGTGATGGCAGGGATGATGACTGATACTTTTATTTAAAAATAAAAAAATAATTGACAATCGTCAAATTTAGATTAAAATACCCATATCAAACTGAAAGGAATTGTTAAATGACCAAGCTTTATAGTTCTGTTGCTAACAGTGCCCGGCTTTCTCATCGTGTGATCGTTGGGCGGGACACTCGCCCTTCCCGACATGTGTTTTCAGCCATGGGGCGGGCGCTTGCTCGCCGGTTTAATGCAGGGTCTAACATGGACCATTCGGTTCGTCATTTTGACCGTTTGCTGACTCGTTCTTTGAAATCGGCATGATCGATTAAAATAAATTAGGAGAGGAAAAATCCTCTCCTTTTTACTGGAAGATAAAAATATTTTTAAATTAAGGAGAAATAAGTGAAGAAGTGGTTTGTATTTGGTGGTATTGGTATTATTTTAGCTCTATGTGCAATGTTTTATAATGATATAGCAAAAGCATATATTGGTGTTGAACAGCAATATGGACAGATTCAGGTAGCGATGCAAAGACAGGATGATTTGATTCCAAATCTCGTGTCTGTTGCACAGAAATATTCCGACCATGAGAAGGGTGTCCTTGTGGAGGTGACGCAGGCACGAGGCGAATTGACCTCGCTCGCCAAGATCGATCCACTTAAGATCGCAAATGATCCCGAGCTTCAGAAACGTATCATTGATGCCCAAGCACAGCTTGGCGCCGCTGTTATGAAGCTTCGCAGCACAGCAGAAGCTTATCCTAATCTTAAAGCAGACGCACAGTTTATGAATCTCTCTAAGCAGTTGGAAGGTTCTGTAAATCGCATTTCTGTCGAGCGTCAGAAGGCACAGGTTATTACTGGCAATTATAATAAAATGCTGGTTTCTTTTCCAAAAAATCTTCTCGCCAAGGCTTTCGGTTTTGAACCCTTCAAATTCTTCGTTGCCGCAGAAGGTGTAACTGGCAAAGCGAAGGTTGAATTTAAATGATTCGAATGTTGAGTATATTTGTTATATGTATTAATTTCATTTTTGGAATGTCGGTTGTAAATGCTGCTGACATTCCTCAACACAATGGATTTTTAACAGACATTGCTGGGGTTATTAAGGATAAAGCTAAACAAAAAGTAATTGTTCATAATATTCAAAAAATATCAACTCTTCCCGGTTCACCAGAAATGGCGGTTCTTATTGTCCCGTCCTTAAATGGCGAAACGATAGAAGCTTTTACAAATTCTGTTTTTACCAAATGGGGAATAGGTAAAAAGGATAAAAACAATGGTATTCTTTTAGTTATTTCGATTTCTGATAGAAAGGTTAGACTTGAAGTTGGTTATGGGTTGGAACCAATTATAACAGATACTCATACCGTTGAAATTATTAAAGATAAATTTGTTCCTGTGGTGGCAAATAAAAAGGATAATTGGGAATTAGCTATAAACGATACTGTAAATTCTGTATATGATATTTTACACAATGAACTTGTGATAGAACCAGAGACAGGAATTACCTTAACAAATATATTTTGGAGTATATTCTTTATTGGAATAATCTTTCTCGGTGGAGTAGTCTTTATTATCAGACAAAATTCATTAGAGAAAAAAATGAGAAATGATTTTAATAGAATCAGAAGTAAATCAAATTATAATGTTTTTGACAATCAAACAAACTATACGGATCGAGAAACTTCTTCTCGGGGAACTCCTTCATCTTTTAAAACAGATTCGGATTTCACTACTGGTGTTGTCGTTGGAATGATTTTAGATAGTGTTGCTGATGCAGTATCGTCATCTTCAAATAGTTCAAGCTCTTCAAACGATTTCGGCGGTGGTGATTCTGGTGGTGGCGGATCAAGTAGTGATTTTTAGTTGGCAATCCAAAAATAATCATTGACTTACCGTTAAGGTTGGTATAGACAATGATTCGTGGATCGGTTGATGAATATCACTTATCCATATTTGGCCCCTTCTTCTCTCCCCCGAGGAAGGGGCCATTTTTATATCTAAAAGTTTTTATTTTTATTTTGAAAAAGGTATTGACGTTTTGATTAGATCAAAGTAAATTTAATTATCAAATGAACGAACGGAGATTGAAATGCCCACTGTTGCTTATGAAATTGGCATGAACGCTACCAAGTCGCTTCACTCTGAATACGAATCTTTTGAAGCGGCTTTCGCCTACTTCGAATCCCATCCGAATTTGATTATGATCGAAAAGGACGAGGATTACCCTGGATGCGCAGATGTTTTTTTGTCTGATGGTCGCCTGCTCTCCATCGAACCGAAAAAGTGAGGAGATACCAAAATGAACCTTTATGCTATCAAGGCCGCTGGCGGCTCCGAATATAAGGTTGTCTTGGTTCGTACCGGAAAGCCTTATTTTTATGGAACCCGAAAGGAATGCAGGGAATGGATTGAACTCAATGGACATGATGAAAACAATTAAGTTTTCATAAATCGAAAAAATAGTTGACATTCGAACCAGAATCTCTTAAAACTAACATACTGAATTAAAGGAGAACTGAATATGTCTCTGTATAACGTTTATACGTATTTTTCTGAAGACGCTCCCGAAAACATGCAGTGGCGGGCGGAAGTTTATCTGAAGGATGGAATGTCCATGGGAGGAATTTACGGGCGGGATCGAGAAGATGTTCGCTCGCGGGCGACGGTGCTTATGGACAATGAATTTGCCCGACAGAAGAAGCTTACTTCGGGGTATTCCAATGTTTCGGAGAACAGCGAAGCTCGCAAGCCCACTTCTCCCGCCCCCGCCAAGGGAGGCCGTGGAGCGCAGTTTATTGGCAAGACTTGGGTTATGAATATCAATACTCGTGAAAAGAAGCGAGTTATGCCTTCGGAAGCTGACGCTATGGTGGCTTCCGGGGCTTGGATCAAGGCCGGTCCTCGGAGTAAGTAAAAGGTAAAATTTCATACTTTATATAAGCAAATCGAAAGGAATATATTATGTTTGTTGTAACTTCTAAGCCTGTTGTAAACCCCGTTTCCAAGACGTACGAATTTCGGGCTCTTGGAATCTTTTCTACCACTGCTGACGCCGAAAAGCACATTTTGAACCTGCTTCGCACGCATCCAGATCACGAGTACAAGGTTGCTAAGTTTACGGATACTATTTATTCGAGCGAGGTGCGCCTTAACAAAAAGAAGGCTGCATGAGAATTATTAAATTTCTTCCCCCTGTTAATATACGGGCGAAAGAAAAGACATTAAAATATAATGATTGTTCCGAATTTGATTTTATCATCCATACATTGGCCGATAAAAATAGATTCATCAAAACAAAATATGAAGGCAACTTAAAAGAAGTTCTTTTATATTTTCTCAATTTAAAGAATCGAACATCTGAAGAGAATCGTCGATTGAACGAATTGAGAGAAATTGTGATTAAAGAGCACAATCATAAATTTACACTGAAGGAAAAGAGAGGCGAATAGCCTCTCTTTTTTTATGGGAAAACATTGACTTATATTTAAATATGTATATGGTAAATGTATATAATTCGAAATATGGAGAATTAAAATGAATCTTGATACAAATCATAGTTTCTTTACCTTTCTTTTGAAGAAGGCACAAATTAAACGTTTAAACGCTGGCTATTCTGGAGATGGCGGGGATGGTGGTGCACGGGAAATTGAAAATAGCATCAAAATTTATAAGGCTGGAATGGAAGGAACATTGCCCGATGTATGGATTGGATACTGGAAAGAATTTCAGATGGAGAATGATCCAGAATATGCTAAGTATCTCGAATTGAAGAAGAAATTTGAAAAATAAAAAAATACGAAAAATTGAAAAAAGAGTTTGACATTAAAATAAGAAATCGCTATAACTTAAACATCGGAAGCGAACGACGCTTCCTAAACAAACAAAGGAGATTATATCATGGCTCGCACTGCTACCTTCTCTACCAAGTCCTCTGTTGCCAAGGCTCTGGTGAATCTGGACACCCTGTCCCGCTTCCTGAAGCTTCAGCTTGTTGAGGCTGGTTATCTCAAGGCCGTGACTGTGCCGTCCACCGGCAAGCGGGGCCGCCCCGAGGTTTCTTATGTCATGACCGGCAAGGCTCGCGGGCTTCTGGCTCTGTCCCGCAATTGGGGCAAGATCGAGAATGTCTATGCCAAGGGTTCTCCGGTCTCTGAGGCGCTTGCGGCGTGACTGAAAAAGAGAGATTAATTTGTATTAATCTCTCTTTTTCTATTAAATAAAGATTGATCCCATTTTTAAAATAAAGTAATGTCAATCTTATAAACCGAAATGAAGGAGAGGCCAACATGAACATCCAGATGAACCTCGATGAATGCAAGTCATACGCCACTGAGGAGAACCTGAACAAGGCTCTGAAGAAGTTCGGCTTTGATACTCATCGGCATGTGGTCGCTCGCACTCGTGATGGTCGGTGGACTGCAATTTTCCCTCAATCCAATATCCAAGGCGGATACCTCGCCCTCTACGCCTGTAAGGGGTTTTTTACTCTTGGGTGATAAGAAAAGAAAACAAAAGCCTCCTTTTAAGTACTTTGAAAAGAAGGAACCCAAATCATGAGCCACATTGAAGTTTGGATGCAGGATAGTCCAATTAAGGGATTGCGCACGGTTCGTTTCCTTGTGGAAGACGAGACCCCCAATCTTCTCATCTGGCTTGGTGACGATGAAGGAAATGGTGATATCAAATCGTCCAAGTATAGTCGGCGGGAACTCATCGAGAATAAATGGGAAATGATGGAAATCCATCCTATCGAGGCTTGACGGGTTCTACTTTTTCATTTAAAAGAAACCTAACAACACAGGAGATATCATCATGGCCCGCTCGTATAAGATTTGGTATACCCGTCCTGAATTCATGCGAGATATCGCATATGATGTTTTCCCGACTGCGGATGCTCTGTGGAAGACCCATATTTTCCTCTGTTCCGTAGAAGTAAGTGATGATCAAGGTCTTGATGATATTTTCATTCAGATGCAGGGTGAAGTGTGGAGCCCCAATGGTGAAGCCCGCCCGGTCATTCGTGAGAAGGGGCTTTCCCATACGTCGATGAGCGTTGGTGATGTCATTCATCACTGCGATTCTGGCGAAGTATGGATGGTTGATCGTATCGGGTTCAAGCTGATTGGTAAGTGGGAGAAGTGATATGCAAGCAAAGTCCGCCGCCCTTATGATTATGGAGGTTTGTAAGAACCGGTTTCCAAAGGATTCCATGGGAATGGAGCACTATCAATTGGATTCCATGGCTTCATGTTTTAATATTGTGAATAGTGGTACTCACAAATATATTCCAACTGAACAGCTTAATGCTGATCTTGGTATTCCTAATGGTGCCGGAGTATTTGCTTATTATAAGTTTAAGGATGGTTCATATATCCTTATGACTTGTAATCATGGGCTTTGTGTGTGGGATGGTTCAACCAATCCTGCTGAACATCTGAAGAGGGATTAAACATGATTCAATATCTTGTATTTAAGGTGGATGGACAATATCAATATATCCGGGAAGATAAGTTCATTAAAATCTTCCCAGAAGATGTTCCCATTTATAAGATTACTGTAAAGCCCCATTGGAAGTTTTCCATTTGTGGTGGAATTTGAGACGGGAGAAATCTCGTCTCTTTTTTTTATTTTAGACGTTGACTTTTGAACCATTCTCCTATATAAAAGAAATAACATTTTATAGGAGACCGACAATGAGCAATCCAAAGGTGGAAGGTTATTGGTATTCTAAATCTTCTCCTGAATATCCTAAACCTGTTGCAATTGAGACTGCATGGGAAGGAAAGGAAGAATTTTTACAAAAACTTAATCGTAAGGAAAAATCAGCTTCCCGCCAACAATTTAAAGGTATTAGCACATGTAGAATTTGTAAATGTGCTAATGGAAGTGTAGAGTATTCCAATTCTAAATTTATTTGGCCTGAAGGATATCGTCATTATATTGAATCGCATAATATAAAGCCTTCTGACGATTTCTTTAATTATGTGATGGGTAAAAATATTAAAGTTTGAAAATGATTATTCATGAATATCATGATTGTAAAGAAAAGGAATTGAACCAATGATGACTAAGCGCAAGTGGCGGCGGTTCCGTGGGCGTATTATTTCGGCTAATTCAGGGTTGAAGAACCTTCGGAAGGTGCCTTATCGTCACGCTTTTGTAATGGAAGACCTTGTGAGAATTTTTTATTACAAGGTGGATTATTCCCAAGAAAATAAATTCTGGTTTTGCAACGAATAAGTGTTGACTTCTTTTAAAGAAAAGAATAATCTCTTTAAACAGTCGGAACACAGAAGGAGATATGATATGAAAAAGTATGAGATTGAGCTTTCCCATCCTAATTTTATCACTCGTACCCTTCTGATCAATGGTCTTTGGGGCGGACCTTTGGCGTTCACGTCGCCTCTTCGTTTCGATACGGCAGAAGAGGCGACCATTGTTGCTATCAGCAAGCGGCAGGATTGTGCTGAAATTGGAATGATCGAGAAGGGTTATTCTGTTGATGTTGTTGAGGCATGTTGTGACTAAAGGAGGTAAAAATGCGAAACTTTGACTGGAATTTGTTTTTTTACATCCTTATCGGTATTGCCGTAATGGGTACTGGTATTACTGTTTTTGTTCAAGTGGTGGCTGAATGTGGGTTTTGGAAACCCCTTTTGATGGGCCAAAACATGAGTCTTTATTATTTTGTTTATGGGTGTCCAATGTAAAAATAATTTAAAAAAATGCAATTTAGGTGTTGACCGATTTTTAAATTAAAAGTATAGTCTAAACACAGTCGGAACACAGAAGGAGATAGGGCCATGAAATTTAAAATCGTTCTTTTCCCTCCTCACGATGAAGATAGCTACAACCTTCCCCGATATCTTCTTGATAACGGTGCTTGGGGTGGCCCTTTTTCAAAGCATAAGCTTTTTTTAATGAGGCCGAGATGATGCAAGAAAAGCTTATTGCTACCATGGAGCCGGGCTACGAAATCGAGATTGAGCAATATTGATAAATTTAAAATAACTAGTTGACATTAATTCAAATAAGTTTATATTAAATTTATCAAATCGAACACGGAGAAACACCATGGCTGAAGTTGTTGCTCTCAAGACCAAGTCGGTTTCGAAGCCCAAGAAGGCTTCTCGTCCTCGTCCTGCCTCCCCTGTCAAGTCTGCGGTTGCTAAGAATCGTCTGAAGTGGCAGGGGAGGCTTGGAATGTTCACGGCATCCATGGGAACCATGCTTCTCTTCCTTTCGGTTACTCACCTTGCCACGGGTATTCAGAGCTTCACGCAGGGGCACTTTTGGGAAGCCCTGGCATGCGCCATCGTGATCGATCTTGGCTTCATCGGTCTTGAAATGACGCAGCTTCTTAACCTCTCTGAAACCATTCGGAAGGAAGTTGACAAGTATGCCAAGCCTGCGATTTACGGCACCCTTGGTTCCTCGGCCATCATCAATGCTTACGTCTTCTCTTCTCACTCTGAAGGTTATATGGTGTACGCTGCTGCAATTATCGGTCTGATGACGCCTGTTCTTACCTACTGTCTGTTCCGTGTATCTGCGGTACTGGTGATGAACGCTAATCGCTGAAATTAGAGGGGAGAAATCCCCTCTTTTTTATTTTAAAGTATTGACATGTTCCCTAAGATATGAGAATATCAATTATCTGATTTGAGGAGAAACCAAATGGCTAAAGAAAATATCAAGTATGAAATTGAATTTGATACCAAATCAGACAAGTGGACGCTTCATAGCGTTGTTTCCAAGAATGGTCGCACCTACAAAAATTTTGTATCTGATGCTGATACCGTGGGTGAAATCGAAATTATTCTCAAAAAGATTTCTTGATAGGAGATATGTCATGAACACACTTAAAGAACTTCAAAACGTCGCTCAACAGGTTCATAACAATAACTTTTCCCAATTCACTACTGCTATGCAGATGGTTTATTGGGAAGGAGATATTTGGGATGCTTTCGATAAGCTCGAAAATGCTGATCCGAATGTCCGTCAATTGTCTGACATTTTCGGCGATGAATTCTCTAAGGCTTTTTATGACCTTAAGAATAAGTATATCAAAAATGAAAAGATTCTTCAGAACACGAATGAAACTGATGTTTCCAAACTTAAGCTTGCCACGGTTATCATTTACGGGTTAACTTCCTGCCCGGACTGCGACGAAACCGTTGGCTGGGTAGAAGATGAAGAAGCGGCCAAGGAATATTGTAAGAAAAAGAATACAGAAATCGGAAATAAAAGTAATTATAATTACTTTTATGCTACGGTTCCGCATCTTCAACATCTCAAGTGATAGGAGAAAATAAATGTCTACTTTCCTCACCATTATGAGCTTCCCGTTTTGGTTTTTTGCCATTATCCTTATGGGCGCTGCCCTTACAGGGGGAGTTACGGTAAATGAGCGAAAGGGAACTCTGGTTCATCATATTGTTGCTTTCGTAGCTGGCCTTGTGATCGCTTTGATTGCAGCTTGTATGTGTCAGATTCTTTGATGGAAATTAGACATGTCTTCAACTGTCCATCGCTTGCGAAAATATGAAAGAAAAAAGAGGAAAGCAAAAACTTCTTTTCTTTTCAATAAATATGCGCTATTGTATTGGCGCTATCACAGAAAAGTTTATGGCAATCCTGTCAATCTTTGGGATATCTTTTAAGAAAGGAATATCTAAATGACCACGTACACAATTAAGCCGTTGATGTTTACTGAAGAGGCAGGAAGCAATCACAATCCGGTGTATGTGTTTACAAATGACTTTGCAACGTTTGATTTGTATATGATTTCCAACGGTAAATGGCGGCTGTATTGGGCTTTCGGCGAAAACAATATTCGCTTCCAAGACTTTGATACCAAGGATTTGGCCGAAACGCATGCAAAGAATCTTTGGGAAACCACTCTCAAGACTGTATTGGAGGACGTGAAGTGAAAAATCTAACTGATATGGTTTTCATTGATGGAAATATGCCGATGCATCCTAATCGTCCTCAATGGGTGGTTAAGGATTCCAAAGGAAATGTTCTTTGTGAATTCAAGGGACCAATGTCATTCATTGCGGCATGTGCCTTTACGGAAGGTCTAAACGGCGAAACTTATGGTATGTCGGAAGCAATGCATACTTACGAACAGTATCGCATTGAAGTTCCCGACTATAAAGATGATGACGATTGAATTAGAATATATCTGCGATGATAGACGCCATCTGATTTGTCTTCCCTACTCCATTGAGGGATTACACCAGATGGCGTCTGCGTTGGATATAAAGCGTTGCTGGTTCCATGCTGGTAGCAAGCCACATTACGATATTCCAAAGAAGAGAATTGATGAAATTAAAGCACAATGTCGTGTGGTTTCTTCAAAAGAAATTGTAAAAATTATCAAAGAGGCATTGACTTAGTTTTAAATTAAAGTAATATGCTTATATGTTCACAACACGGGAGGTTCCCATGAACCGTAATTTTTATGAAATGAAAGACATTGAAAACCTGAAGAGGGATATTGTTGAATATCAGAAGGATGCTGCGGCGGCACAAATGTTGTATGAAATTGAAATGGCCGATGGAAATTTTGAAATGGCTAATGTTTATACCAATAATCGCTATTACAATTCATTGACGGCAATTCGATTTCTTCAGCTTCTTTCTTATCTTGAAAATAATTGAAATTGTGATGGAGAATTGATTATGTTGTATGCAGAATATGAATTTCGGGAACGCACATATTACGTCGAGTATCATATTTCTGATTCTGATATCTCAATTGAAATTAATGGTATTTCATATCTCAATGAAGACGGGGTGATGGCACTTAGTTATGACGATGATATTCATGATATGATTCGTCTTCACCTTGAAGAAATGCACAACCCTAACGATTTTCGTTATTTTGTGACATGAAATACATCTAATGTACACTTAAATTAATGTAGTATGAATTTGATTTGAAAGGAAATAACATGTCTTTTTATCGTGTGTATGAAATGGAAGATGGAAGTGAAGTTTTGGTAGAATTTACAATTAGTAAATATTTTCCTCCGAAACTGCCAAACTTTATGTCACCGGGAGAGCCCGCCGAAGGTGGAGAAATCGAAATTATTGAATATTGGGATATTAAGGACCATACAAAGCCAGTTCATATTCCATTAAAAATTGAAAATGATATTCTAAATTGGTTGGATACGTTTCAGCCAGATCAATTTGAAGAATAGTAAAGGGGGCATTTAGCCCCTTTTATTTTCCTTGTAACAATTTTCTTAATTCCATGGGCGTCCCATTAAATACAATGTTATTTTGAGTGTTGTTTACAGTGTCAGCTTTAACTTCATCTTTTTTAGTTAGCGGCGCCATCATTTCTTTTTTAGTTTTATGAATATTCAATAAACCTTCTACCGCTTGTTGTTTGGCTTTAATAAGAGCAGCAACAGCCATAAAATCTTGCCCCTTTTCACTACTTTTTGCAAAATTTAATATGTATTCTCCAGCCTCATCAGCAGTCTTAACAATATCCTGTAAATGATTTCTAGCAATTTCCCAATCTTCTTCAAAACGAGTATCAACCTCAGTTTCAAGAATAGGCGTGGTGGTCGCAGGTATCGTATTAACAGAAGTTTCTACGCTCGAAACTGTGGGAGTATTTTCATAACTTTCCGGTTCTAAATCTAGAACTTTATCAAATACTTTTAAAAATTTATTATCATCATTTTCCATAATATTTCCTTAGAAGAAAAAGAAAGTGAATAAATTTGGAGAATGATTAACTTCAACCAAAAATGGAACGGCGCCTGGATACGATCCAACTGAACTCATTAATTTCATAGTTTCGTTAGTTGGGCGGAACCCTTCTCTAATATAATTCATTAGATTAGATAGTGAATAATTAGGATTGAATGTAGTTAAATTCTTTTTAGACATTTCAGCAATAGCATTTTGATATGTTCCCGGCCCACCATTAAGAGTGTCCCATGTTAATATTGTTCGTGTGGCATCAACAAACCCTGGATTGCCTGTTGATCCATGAACTTGTGGAAATGGTATCTCGTCACTAAATACCATTTCATTAATACCATTTACCGTTTCTGAAATTCCATTATAAGTAGATGATCCATCTGATAATGATAAAAATACGTTATAATCAATTGAAGATGTTTTTATCATATCCTCAAACACTAAATATCCTCTTACAGCATAAGACCCCGAATGTGCTCCAGAATCCCAACAAATATTGTCTTTTATACTCATAACGGCATCAACAAATCCGTTTCCGTTATTTTCAAATGCAAATCCACCATTTCCAGTTCCACATTTTATAGTATTATTTGTGGCAAAGATTTCAAACCCATTTGTCAAACCTGTCCCAAAATTACCAATAGAAAATAACGGCCCCGATGAATGGCCATTATTATTTGGTAGAACAATATTACCTTCAAAATACATAGGGTTATTATTTTTTGTATTGGTACCTGTAGGAACAGAATTTATATTAATACATCTCCCCCACTGTTCATTATTTACTCGCTCAAATATTGAATTTTTAACATTAGTTACTGAAGAAGACGCATCTGAATAATTTAAATCTAACATAGCATAGTATTGATTATCATTTAGAAAGAATGAGTTTTCTATTGTTGAACCAATAGCTTTATTAATAGCACTTGCAAAAACGAAGCTATTAACAATTTCAATATTTCCAGACCAAATACTAGGAGCACCGATAATAATATTATCATGAATTTCTACAGAATTGCTTTCATCAGTAAGAGAAAATGATTTATCAAATACATTATGTATAAGTTTTCTTACTAATGGAACATAATCTGGATCATCAAGGGCGGCGCCAACAAAGTTTTGATATGAAAAGTCTCCTTGTGAATTTCTAAAAGTGGAGTATTGAAAAACTGCACTAGAATATCCAGAAATAGAATTGGTATGTTGAAATTTACCACACGTATCAAATAAACAATGATTATATATAGGATATACCGTAATTCCTCCCGGCTCCATATTAATTTTATCTGTCATTAATGGAGTTGAACTATTTCCTAATCTATAAAATGTAGTGTAATCAGCAACAATTACACCAGAACTCCATTGTTGAGAACCTTGTATTTTTTCACCTGAAGTAATTCTTGCAATATGTGTGTTAGAAGATGCACCGATGAAACAATTATTGTTTACAGTACCTCTACATCTAATATGACAGTTTTTGGAAGGGGTGGCAGCAAATGTTTCGAGAACATAAACTGTCCCTGTAGTATTTGCCGCTAAAGAAGTGTCAAATTCAATGCGAGCACCATTACCCATATCTAATACGGAATCATAAAGACAAATGTCTCCTCTAGATATTAGAGTAACGTTATTTGCAATGAAAAATTCTACATCTGTATTTGCTTTTAATGCATCTACAGTTTGTGATGAACCAAACCCTGTAGTGTTAGGACTTGTTCCAATTATTGTATTACTAGTTAATATTACATTATGATTTAATATAACAGTATCGCCATTACCGGGAATTATTCCACCTGTCCATGTTGAGGCAGAAGACCAATTACCAGCTTGTGCAGTTATAATAGCCGCCATTAGATATCCCTTAAAAATTTAATATTTATAGAAAGTGTTTTAATTACTTGGTTTTGAGTAATTTCAAATTTTAGGAAGTCTCCTTCCATATAAGTGTTTGCCCATCCTACAGTATTTGTAATTATAGAATTTGTAGTATTTAGAAGCGTAATTCCCGCTCCATTTGAAGTAATTATAGTATTTGAAGAATAGTTATTTGCTGGTGACTTAACAATTTTAAGTGTAGTGTTTCCACTTTGATTTCCATATATAGAAATTTTACGCAATTGACCACTAAATGGCATTTCTACCATTCCTTTAAATCCGGGAAGAATTGCTCCTTCGCCGCCGTCAATAGTCAAACCAAGCGAAGTTGTTATTTGTGTTCTAGATTTTAATGAATTAAGAAATACCGTAGTATTTCCTGTATTTCCTGCATCTAGCCATATCTGATAAGCAGAATCACCATCTTGTCCATTAGTTCCATCGATTCCGTCAATACCATCTGAACCATCAATTCCATCAATTCCATTTTGTCCTTTAGGAAGAAACAAATTCCATTTAGAAGGATTTGTAGGAGGATAAACATTAATGTTTGAATCGCCAGAGGAAGCAATGTAAACATTACCATTAGCAGAAACGACATCATATTGATTATAAGTATTTGCTGAAGTCCAATTGTTTTTCCAAACAAATCCTTCTCCGGCATTTCCCTTTAACGATGATATGAAATCTTCTTCAGTTCCTGTATTTCCATTACTAATCCAAATTTCGTATGCTGAAGCTCCATCAGCACCGTCTGTTCCATTGGTACCATTCGTTCCTTTAAGAGAATTAAGAAATACTGTAGTATTTCCAGTATTACCAAGAGCTAACCATAATTGATATGCTGATTGCCCGTTGGTACCATTGGTACCATTCGTTCCGTTTGTTCCTTTAAGAGAATTTAAGAAATCATTAGTAGTACCAGTATTTCCAGCATCTAACCAAATCTGATAAGCAGACTTACCATTGGTTCCATTGGCACCTTTTAATGAATTAAAGAATGCTGTAGTATTTCCTGTATTTCCTGCTGCTATCCATACTTCATATGCTGAAAGTCCATTTGGCCCCCTCAAAGAGGAAATAAAGGTTGCTTCACTTCCTACATTATCAAGGTCTATCCATGTTTGATAAGCAGACTTACCATTGGTTCCATTGGCACCTTTTAATGAATTAAAATACACTGTTGTGTTACCAACGTTTCCAGCATCTAACCAAACTTGATATGCAGATTTACCATTGGTTCCGTTTGTACCATTGGTTCCATTAGTTCCATTAGTTCCTTTAAGAGATGCAATGAAATCAGCTTCAGTTCCGGTATTATCAAGCGACAACCAAATTTCGTATGCTGAAGCTCCATCGGCTCCATCTTCGCCATCAGTCCCATTGGTGCCGTTCGTTCCTGGCGCACCGGGAGAACCATTAATACCATTAGTACCGGAAGCACCTTTTAATGAATTAAAGAAAGCTGTTGTGTTTCCACTATTACCAGCATCTAACCAAACTTGATATGCAGATTTACCGTTAAGGCCATTAGTTCCATTCGTGCCATTGCTCCCCTTTAAAGAGGTAATGAATACAGATTCGGTTCCAGTATTACCAAGTGCTAGCCATAATTGATATGCTGACTGTCCATTAAGACCATTGGTTCCGTTTGTGCCATTAGTTCCATTGTTGCCGGGGGTGCCAATAAGAGACTGAAGGAAGACCGTTGTATTACCAATGTTTCCCGCTTCAATCCAAATATCATAAGCTGATTTTCCTTCTGGACCGGGCGGTCCACCCTGAAGACTATCAAGAAAATCTTGCTCTGATCCAGTATTTCCGGCATTTAACCATATTTGATATGCAGAATCTCCAGTCTCTCCTTTGAAGCCAGAAAAAGCATCTGTAGCTAATTTTGTTCGTGTTCCGACCATATTTTAATACACCATTAAGTTTGCGTAAACAGTTGCGCCCTTATCAGGCGAGGTTATTGTTAATTTATTCATGCCATTCGGCGCATTAGTAAAATCCGGCGATCCTATAGGCCACATGGTTCCTTCTGGCAATCCAGAAATTGACCATCCACCTTCTTCATTTTGTTTAATATAAAATGTTAATTCTTCACTATTCCAATCTATAATATTTATATTAGAAATATTTTGGTCTTGAGTAATAAAGAATGTAGTAGCATAATTACCTTGCACTGTTAAATTTCCATTAACAATTTCAATTCCAGTCTGATAATTATCTGATGAATCAAAATATGAAGTATTAGTCATCCCAAAAATATTTTCGGAAAAACTTTCAACATATCCATACGGATCGTCATAATTAATATCCTCATATGGAATAGATTGAGTAATATTTCCAGTAGGTTTGCCATCGGGTGTTAATCCGGGCTGAACGGCATATCTTTGAGTGGCAGGAACAGTAGTATCAATGACACCATCGGACACAGGATCAAGATGAAAATCAACAATAACTCTTTTAATAACTCCACTTTTAGAAATAGGTCCAAAAAAGTAACCGTCAATTTCAAAATTTAATGTATACATAACAAGTTGTTTTTTTTCAAACGTGCCGTCATAAATTTCATCTCTTTGAACACCTATTAATCTAGTTCGGATATCAAAGGTATGTTCCAATTCGTCTAAAAGTTTTAAAGAACATGTAAAATCTGGTTGAAAATATGGAATGATTTGCTCTACAATTTGCGCAGCGTCATCATTATTTTTTGCAGTAATATAAAGCTCCGCATTAATCTTATATGGAACAGATTGAAATCCACTATACATATATCCATTTAATTTAGACTGTTCTAATATCTTATTATAAGGATTAATTTTTCTAGTCGTGTCATATGAATATCCCGTGAAGTCAAATGCCATCGCTGGCAATTGAATGGCGACGCCTTTATTCAATTCTCCATTTTCTAATGCTATTACCCATTTTCTCTTAGGACTAAAACGAATTGGGACAGTTACATTAGTTACCAATTTTTTTTCAATATTTGTTCTTCTGACAACAATATCATTAAAATATGAGCCAAACATAGTGACATATTTTCTTTGTAATGAGTGATAAAAATTTGAACCTAAAATTGTAGTAACTCCTTATTACCAATTAAAAGAATCGTCATCAGTAGAACCATTGGAATAAAACCCTATAGGCAACATATCTTCTTCAATCTGTTTTGCTATATCAGCATATAATTTTTCACGAATATTTAAATCTGTTAATTCTGTAAAATATGTTTGGCGAGTTGACCACGCAAACATGACTAGACAATTATGAACCAATGTCTTGTTTGCCATAAAATTATGATTATTTTCAACAGTAATATCATATAATTTACTTTCAAAATTTGTTTCGTTAATATTTTTAACTTCTATTACTTTTGTTGATGAATAATCTTTATATTTATTTGACAAACTAATTTTAAATTCGGAACATTTACTTTGAATTTTATATGCCATACTATCACATACATATGGAGAGATTAGAGCAAAGAATTTTTCCTTTGAATTTGATTTAATATAAATTCTTGCTCCTTGAGAGGTTTGGCTTGTTGTTTCAATTTCAAATTTTTCCAATAACCATTTTTGAATTAATTCAACATCTTCTAATGAAAATGATTCGGTGCATAATCCAGCACCAGATTTTCCATGTAAATATCCATCATCCATATACCAAAATGCTAAACTAATTTCATTCATGTATTGGAGAACGTTTTTAATAGTTTTCTTACCATTTACATAAAATAACTCTCTTAGATATTTCGTTTGAGCATTTGTTTGTAGTGAAAGAAAAGAATCTAATTTATTTCGTTTATTTAGTTTCTCTAGTACATTGCCGCCCAATATAGATTGAATATAATTCATATATTCAATCTGGTATGGCCCATGTGCCGTTGAAAATTGACCAGTTTTTGAAATACTTCCATCGCCAGCAACAATACCTAAAATAGTATAAATTTGATCCTCATTAAATAAACGATTACAATTATTTAATTTTGAATTTATTACAGGTTCGCGAATAATATATTTTCCAGTTAAATTCTTAGCTTCGGTCCATTTTATTTCAGGAAATAATATATTGTCTATATAAGCGCATTGATGATCTGAAGAACAAATAACTTGTTTTCTATTTTTACCAGTGTATGATTTTATTTGAACCCATTGTTTCTTATTTAAACCTATATTATTTTTGGCAGAATGTCCTATTACTCTTTCCCAAGTAAATTTACCAGAAGAATTTACTGAAAGAACTTTACCAGTATATTTGTTATCAACTATCCATTTGATGGTCTTTTCTCCATCTTCAGTTGTAACCATATTAGTGCGGTGTAAACACATAACCAAATCATCATGTTTACCATCGGCGGCTTGATACTTATTTCCTTTCAATTCAAAAGAATTCAATTCTTTATAAATTTCTTCGTCATTAATAATAAGTTGGTCTCTTTCCAATAGAGATTTTAATGCATTACATCCTGTAGGACGAACAGATTTGTTCATCATCAATCCAGGGATTGAATTTCTACCATCTCCCATTGTAGAGAATCGGCCATTTTCAACAAATACCATGTTTTCGTATTCAAGATCATAGTAAAGAATATTGGATACTTCTGTTGTATCATTGGTTTCAACTAGAACCATAGCTTCATTATAACTTTTAGCTATCTCGTGAATTTTAGTAGGATAAAGCATTGTAGAAATATTATTATCTCTAAATGTGGCAACTACTTTATATGGCAGTGAAGTAATATCAATAACTGTGAAAGCCGAATAATCGAGAGTACGTCCACGAGACGTATCACAACACATGTAATAACTATGATTCTTTTGTGGATATTCATAGATTTTTACATCTGATAGAGTATCAAATTGTCTCGTAAATGTAAGCTTCTTAAGAGTTGGTGTATCCAATAGGGTTCCAGAAGAACCTAAAAATTCGCATTCATATTCTTGGCGCCATGCGTCAATACCTACAGTACCAATAGTTTTCTGTTTAAACTCTTCATCTCTACCCGGAATAGCATTCCACGGAACATCCACATGTTTAAATTCATTAATACCTTCAATTGATTTTGACCAAATACTGTGATATAAATTCATGCCTTTTGGAGTTGAAATGATAACCATTTTTGAATCAGCACCACGGGAAACGGTGGGCTGAACTGATTCATAGAATGCATCAGCAACATTAGGTTCAACGTGAGCAAATTCGTCCATTACAATAAGATTGTAAGAGAAACCTCTAGCAGCTTTCTTTGTGGTTGCATTCGCAACAACACGAGACTTATTTTCTAGTTCGATTGAAAGTTCATTCCATTTGACAGCCCCAATCTGAAGCCATAATGGAAGACCTTCATACGCATCTTTTACGCGGCTTAAAATTTCTTGTGCTGTCGCTGCTTTATCAGCAAAAATACCAACACGATACGGAACTGTATTGAATATAATTTTCCATACAATGTAAGCAGCAAGACAAGTGCTCTTACCTACCTGTCTTGCTGCTCTAACAACAGTAAACTTATTTGCATCTACAGTTTTAAGAATTTCTTTTTGGAAATCAAATAACTTTAATTTGATATAACCTTGATCAGGATTAAGAATTTTCACATAATTTTCTAGAAAATATTCAAAATCTTCTGAACACTTAATCCAAATTTGTATTTGTTCTGCTGTTAATCCAATCGCCGTGTCTGGAGCACGAAGATTTGGATTATTACGATAAATTACTGTAGTCATTTATTTTTCCAAACGCTTGAATCCATTGGAGATGGAGTTGATATAGATGTATTTCTAACATTATTAACATTCTGGTTTACAATCGATTGATTTGTTGGTTTCTGTTTGTTCCCTTGAAGGACTGCATTTTTATACGCAGCCTCATGTTCTGCTTTTTTCTTTCTACCTTTATCCAAAAATTCAGATTTTTGTTTTCCTAAATCAACCGGGCGAGGGCGGGGAACGGGAGCATCTTTTATAGTTACTTCGCCCGCTTCCTGAACCTTCAAGTCATCACTTTCTTCAGGATAAACCGGGCCTTGTGGTTCTGTTGGAGATGGAGAAACTACAGATTTTTCGCCTTCTTTTTGTTTATTAATTTCAGCAATAGCTTGTTCTCTATAAGTATAATATTCATCTAACTGCTTTTTAATATCATCCATTTCTTTTTTTATTTTAGTCTTCTGCTTTCCCCGAGCTTTTTGGTGCTTATCAAATAATACAATTAGTTTATTTTCGTCTTCTGCAATAGCAGTATCCAACCGAGTCAAAACATTCTCTACGGTATTTTTTGGTTTTTCTTCTGGTGCTGGTTGAACTTCTTTTGGAGGTTCTATTGTTGCGGCAGGTTCTGAAGTAGAATATGACTCAGTATTTGAGTTGCCGCCGGGGGTATATCCAAAAGGAACAGATTCTCTCTTTTCTGGTGCAGGTTCAGAAGAAGTAGAACTTGTTTTAGATGGAGTATTAATATCTACGAATTTATGAAGTTCTTTAGATATATCTGGTTGTGCAGATTTTAATCCTAGCATTTCAGGAAGATCAACAACAAAGAATTTTTTTAAATAATCAAATACACCTTTAAACCATTCCCAAATAGCTTCTGCAACTTTCTTAATTTCCTTTCTAAAAATTACTATTAGTCCTCCGACTAGCAGACCAAGAACAACTTTACTTGAAAATAACATCATAATTCCTCGCATAACAAATTCTCCCAAAGTTCCTATGAACTTAGTGAGAACGGAACCTGCAAGGTTAGAAATAAATTGGCCTGGACTGGAAAGATCAAGATTTAATGGATTCACTCCCTGAATAGCAGCTTTGCCTAATTGCTTTCTCTGTTCGGCTCTCTTCTTTTTTTCATCAGTTTCCATAATTCCCAAAATTTCTTTAATCGTCTGAACAAGAACATGGGTATCTTTCACTTCCTCAGGAGAGCGAGATGGAAGTTTAGAGGTTTTATCTAAAAGTTTAACAGTATTTTCAGTATTCTTATCAATACGACTTAAGATTAGTTTTTGAGTTTCTGCACTAGTAGACTTCTTTTTTGCTGAAGATGCTGTAGACTGAACATTTGGCTGTTCATTTTCATTTAATCCTTTTTGAATTAAAGAATCTATTTCTGGATTTTCTATAATATGTTTACGATAGAATGACGCATCACTTTTCTTTTCACGCTCGCTTTGATTTGGTAAATTGCCTGTTTTTTTAAAAATATCTAGTTTTTTGATAATATCATCAGCAAACTTTTGAAATTGCTTTCTTTGACTTTCCCAAATACGGCCGTCGCCTTTTTGAAATCTATCAATAGCTTCAGTCATTACTTCTTTATTTGTTAATATTTTTATACTTTCAATAACAAATCTCTGAATATCTACTTGACTATGTTGAAGTTTATCCATCAAATCTGAAGCGATCTTCATCACTTCTTCTGGCGAAGTTTCTTTTCTCTTACCATCTTCATTTTTTATATTTAAAGTAGGAAGTTTATTCACCATATTTTCCTCTATTCTTCACAAATGTGTTATAACTCCAAGTGGAAACTCCAATATATGCTAGAATAATAGATGATGACGTAGCAAAATACCATCCCAATACACCTTCATAATTAGAAACTAATGTTGCATCTAATTTAAAAAGAATAACTGCAACAATAGCCAAATTTGCAAATAAAGAAACCCATGCCATTCTTCTTCTATTCTTAAATCTATCGGCATTCATATCAGGATCAAGAGGATCATATCCCATTTTTAAGCGTGCTGATGCGCCAGAAGAGGGTTCCTGTCCTTCTTCTGGTATGGTGTCTTCTTGTCCACCTGTGCTGTCTAACGAAGCTCTTTTATCAAGCTCTTCATTTACAATTTGAACAATTTCGTCTTTAGTAATATCATTCATTATTAAATTCTGCTTTAGTTGGCAATGATGGCGGACCATCTATTGCATTAGTCTTATTTTGTTCTTCTATTCTTTGCATTATAAAAAGTAATTCCAACTCCCGTTCGTACGGCATCATGTCATTAATCTCTGAATAAGAATAACCCCAATCCTCTTTCATATTGAAGTTTGTTTTATAAAAACTCATCAACGAATCATGACTAAGAATTAGATAAAAAAATCAGAGGTACCGTTAACTTCCACCTCCGCTGCTTGGCCGCACCCCGAACATGTATAATTAATCTTGGTCTGTAAATGTGGTAAAGTTTCAAAGAATGTATAAATTTTTTCCATGACATTTGTTGGAAATGTTTCGAGCCACTGTTTTAACTCTTCTACAGAAACATCAGAAATATCAATCATATCGTCACCATTTACAACAATATCAATATTGGTTGCAATAGTTTCATACATCATATCTACTTTAGATTTATTTTTCTTACCGACAACTTTCATAGATTCCTTTAATGAAGGATATTTCATCTTAACACCTATAGTGTCATCCAACATAATAATTGGAGAATGCCCTTCTGGAATTACTACCTTAGTATCGTTTAAATTGACAACTATCTTGTTTTCATGTCCAATTCCATTTCCACAAGAATGTGTAACTATAACATTTACAGTTTCTCCAACAGATACCTTTCGAATATTTAAAAATAAATATTCGATATCCAAATTAGCTAATTTCTCTATGTCAATGTTTTGACTGACAATACAATTATTTACAACTTGCATAATTGCATTAGATAAATCTTCGGTTTCAGATTTTTGATTAAAAGATTCTAAAGCTGTCAATAAAACTTTTTCTTCTTTAACAAGAAAGGGTCTATATTTAATTTCTTTTTTTAGAATTGGAAGAACAAGACTATATTCTGGAGTAACGATTTTCGGTAATTTATTCATAATTAGTATCCTTGTTTAACATTAAAATAAGTTTCAAAATGAAATAAAACATTCATTCTAGAAATCTGTTCTGAACTCCAATCCAAATCAGTAATTTGCATTTGATAAGGAAATGCATTTAAAACTTTAGTTCCATAAGTAGCGTTCCCATTTGTATCAAAGTTTACAATTTCCAATTGTCCATAATATGATGATGGAAATTGTATGTCATACATAGTTGAAGACATTGTGCCATTTTGATATTGTGTTCTATATTTGCCAGTAATACTATCAATCCAAGTTTCTATAAATTCTTTTTCTGTATAATCTTCAGATAGTATAATTGACATAAATAAATCCCCCCCTGGCAAAGATCGTAAAGCTACAGGATATGGAATTCCATAAGTAAAAATATTTTCACTTACAATTTGTCGAGTAGGAAATGTAATAGAATCGCTTCTATAAGTAATAAAATTTGATAATCCAACATCACTTCCAGTAGGTTTTGTAACCATTACTTGGAAATTAGAAGGTTTAGCAACACCGCCAAGATTTAAGTTAGAAGAAAATTCGTCAATAGAGAATGGCATATATTATCCAATATAATGTTTTTGAGAATCGGACCAAACTTTGACAGATGATGCCTTTTCGAAGTTTTGTAAAGGTAACATTACTGCCAAGTTCCAATTTTCAGGAGGTATTTTTAAAAATCTGGATTTAATGTGCCCCGGCAAATATCTTTTTACACACGGTTTGAACCAAGTGTATTTAGTCGAATTTTTAAGAATTGAATAATTGATAGCCAATTTTTTTTGACTTGTAAGATTTTTAGCAGTGCTATTATTATATAACGCATCCATAAGTTTTGCTCTAGCTACATAGTTAAGATAATGTAAATTGATACCTAGCCATGAACCGTCTTTGTATCTTTCAATAACAAAAATACATGGAAATCTATCCCAATATGGAAGCTTATCTTTTGTCTTTGCGTCATAAAAAAACATACATAAAGAGCCTACTGGAGGTAATGAATTTTGGAGATTTTCTTTCTCTCCACGCATTAAATCACCCCCACCTATTTTAAAGTTTCGTGCGTATGCGGCAAACCAATCTAAAGACTGTCTGGTCTTAGTTTGGAAAACTCCACTTTTTGTTGCTCCTGATACAATTTCTTGAAACGTATATGCTGCCATTATTATTAATTCCAATTCTTCAAATGTTCTTCTGTTAACACTAAAAATTCCCCACCTTTTTTATGAGCAAATTCTTGTGCTGCTTTCCATTTTGCTTCATTAACTTGCCAAGTCACGAGTTCCTGAATATATCTCTGTGTATTTCGTTTTTTCTGTTTGGGCGGCGCACACTGTGTCTTTGGCTTTATTTCAATAAAAATCAGTTTTCCTTTTTCAGTTTTTGCAATAATATCAATAAAATATCTATGTTGTTTTCCATCTACTGGTGAAACATATGGGATATACATTTCTTCTGAAGCCCATTTAACTATTCCTTTTCTTTCATCAAAAAGTTTAAAGAATCTCTTTTCCAATCCAGATCGATGGATAATCTTTGTTGGATCACCTGCATACTTTTCTGGATTTTTAGGTGTAAATATACCTTGATTAAATCTAGTTTTTTTTCGTCGTATGGGCTTCGAAGATGGTGTTATGTCATTAGAAATTTTGTGTAATTCCTTGATAAATAGTTGTACAAATTTATTTATATAGGAATGATATGGCTTCCCAAACAGATACCCAAAAAAGAGTGCTGCAATATAGTGGAAATGCAACACCAATAAGAATCTACAACGATGTTCCTCCGGGAGGAACGGGAGGGGATTCAACTGTACAAAACTCGCCCGGAAATGGAACGTCAACTACAGCCACACCTATAACTATTAGGCAATCTTCACCACCACCGCCCGCTCCGACTGGAAAGACTATGAGCTATCCTAGTGATTATGAAGCTAAATCTGGACAGTGGTTTATATTACATGAATATCGTTATACTAGATCAACTCAAGATGCTGTTTTAAAAGGGAAGTTAACAGGAAATGTTATTCAGCTTCCTATGCCACCTAGTTTAAATAACAACTACAATGCTAATTGGGCTACAACAGAATTGGGCGCATTTGGTAATGCAGTTTTAAATACAAATTCTTTCAACGGAAATTTAAATTCTGCTTTAGATCAATTCAAACAAAATAAAAATGCCAGTGTATGGGATGCTGCTGACAGCATAGCATCAATGCTTGGTTCTGACGCTGCTGATTTAGCATTAGCTGGCGTAGGAGATGCTATAACTAGTAGTAGACTAGGACAAACTGCCTTTGGTTTAGGAGGCGTTGCTAGAAATCCTTTTATTGCAACTTTATATGAAGGGCCTGATCTAAGAAGCTTTAGATTTGATTATACATTCTTTCCAAAGTCCTTACAGGAAGCTATAACTCTTAAAGAAATAGAAACTACATTAGCTAAAGGAATGCATCCTAGTTTTAATGCGGTATTCGGAAATTATTTATTCGACTATCCATTTATGTATAAACCTGAATTTTCTGATGCAAGCGGATTGTTTAAATTTAAAATGTGTATTATTAAAAATTTATCTATGCAATACCATGCTGGTGGGGTTCCGATCTATTTTGATGCCAATAGCTCTAAAATTCCTTCATTTATAACCATGGGGTTTGAAATTTGCGAAAATGAAGTTATCACACAGGAATGGTTTTCATGATTTATTTTAACAATTTCCCACAAATAAATTATTCTATGGATAAATCTAAAGATACTAATTTAGTTACAAATATTTTCAATAGATTTGCTCCATTGGAAACTGTTCTAAAGCAGAGTTTAGTCTACTATCCATACTTTATTGAAGACGGCGAGACGCCTGAAATCGTATCATTTAAAATGTACGATACTATGGACTATCATTGGATAATAATGATGTTCAATCAAATACATAATCCATACTACCAATGGCCGCTATCATACGATCAGTTTAACTCATTTTTAGAGTATAAATATGGCAGCATGGAAGCATCTACTCAACAAATCCACCATTACGAATATATAATTCAACAAAAAGAACGTTTATATGATGGAACTATCATAGAAGAAAAATCATTAATTGTGGACGAAGACATGTTCAATACTTTGGATTTTTCAGAACGAAGAATTGTATACAACTATGATTATGAATTAAATCTAAATGAAAGTAAAAGAAAAATTCAAATTTTGGATAGTATTTTTATACCTCAAATCTTACAAGAGAAAGCTATAATTTTTAACAATGGATAGTATAATCTCTCCTGGCAGTATTACTATTAAAGCAATTACATTAATATCTCCATTTTCTAGTAAAGTGGAACCGATTAATATTGCCAATATTATTGAAGAAGTAAACGTATACGAACATTTAAATCAGCCTTTTATGACAGCAGATTTTCTTGTTAACGACGCAAGTTCGGTTTTCACTCGTCTAGGAATGACTGGCGAAGAATTTATATACGTTAATTTTACAGTTGATCTTGAAGGGTTCCGAGATGAACCCATTGAAAGAACCTTTAGAATTATGTCAATTCAAAAGATTACTCCTTCAACTAGTCCTAGAAGAGTAAACTATATCATTCGGGCCGCTGATCCTGAATATTTTAATGACTTAACACAAAATGTTATTACTTCATATTCTAATATGCCAGTATCGCAAATGGCAACAGAATTATTCAATAAATTTTTAAAAATAAAAACACCTTTACGGGTAGCAAATACTACAACACAAAAAACTATTGTAATTCCTAACATGAAACCTTCACAAGCTATGAATTTTTTGTGTAGAGAGGCTAAATCTGTCGATTCTGAAGTATCTAATTATGTATTCTATTCTAATGCAGATGGGTTCTGGTTCTCGCCATTGGAAAATGTTATTAACAAAAAACCGATGGACACTTATCTTATAATGCCCAAAAATTTAAATATTGATTTATTAAAAGAAAGAATAAAACCTAAAAGTGGAAAACCTTTAGAATGGATGCTAATAAATTCATATAGTATACCTCAAATATTCAATTTGGAAGACAATCTACAACGAGGAGTTTTTGACGTAACTTTACATTGTGTGAACCCTATATATCAAAGATTTGAAAGTAAACATTATAATTATCTTGAAGATTATAATAAATTTCATCGTCTAGACACTGATAATGGTTTGAAAACAAAATTTGCATATATGAATGGCGATTTAGGTAAATTAAAAGGTGGTTCTCACCAGAGATATATACTAAGTGATTTTGGAGAGTTAGAAATTAAAGATGAAAAACATGAGTATTTACATTATCTTGCAGCGTCTTTAGCTATGCTAGAATATGTTGTTACTGAAGTTTCTATTCCTGGCGATCCTACTCGTAGAGTTGGTGATGTTATTTCTATTTTGTATCCTGAATACAGCGCTTTTGATGAGACCAAACAAGAAGTAAATCAATATGTGGCAGGCAATTACTTAGTTGTGGGAATACGTCACATGTTTAATCCAAATGGTATTGGATACACTACAATAATGCAATGTATGAAAAATACATTTTATAGTTCTCCAGAAGAAGCGTCTAAAAAATTTAATAAAGATACGGGGCCTAAAAATACAGAAGGTACTATTTAAATATGATTGATAAAGAATTAATTGATTTTCTTGGAAAAGGACAAGTTATATTTCCTGTTTTCGGTGTTGTTGAAGATATCAGTGATCCATATACTTTAGGAAGAGCTAAAGTGAGATGGTTCGGTTATCACACTGATAATAAAAGTGAAATTCCAACTAAAGATTTACCATGGGCAGTTTCAATTCAACCTTCTAATTCCGCTTCCGTTGGTGGAGTGGGATGGAGTCCTAATGGCCTTCAACAAGGTTCATGGGTTATTGGATTTTTTGCGGACGGTAAATTTGCACAACATCCTTATATCTTAGGAACAATCCCTGGTATTCACAAACCAAATAGTCCTGATAATATTGGTAATTCTGGTGCCGGATATGTAAATAATGCTAGCTTATATTCTGGGGCGGAAGTTGATGGTCCTTATCATGGACAAGGTTCTTCCGCTGGCTCTGGTGTAAATGCTCCTATTGGAAAACTGCCTAATAGTCCTCCCATGAGCGAAGCGGTCATGCGAAATAATCCTGCATATTTGACCAATCAAAATAAAGATAATTGGCCTCTAAAAATATATAAACCAATTCCTGCAAGCGGAAACCAAGGATTAGCTTGTAAAGATGGAAAGAACTCCTTAGTTATTCATTATGCAACTGCACAAGCACTAGAAGATTTATCTAATAAACTCGGAAAGAAATTATCTATAACTTCAGCATATAGAAGTCCAGAATACAATTCTAGAATTGGTGGTGCTGGAAATTCTATGCATATGTATGGTAGAGCATTTGATATTTCACTTAGGTCTATTGGGGACGTAAGAACTTTTGTTCAAACTGCTGTAAAATGCGGATTTGTTGGATTTGGATTATATGATTCGTTTATTCATATAGACACTGGCACCGGAAGATGCTGGAATGGAGCGGCGAGCGCACAATTTGTCGGATGGTTAAAATCTGCCGGATGGTATCAAGGCAAACCGGGCCTTTCCGATGTTCAGGTTCAGCCCGAAACGAGTTCAGGAACCGCGAGTGCTAATACTGGTGGGGGAACCGGAACTGGAACAGAAACTAGCTCTGGAACAGCATCTTCTACCGAAACAAATACAGCTAGAGACAATGTTTCTGGAAGAGCTACTGCATATTCTCCTCAAAATCCAAGTAGTAATATTAAAGGTATGGAAGGAGGATATAAGTCTTCTGTCGCGGGGCCAGATGGACAAGCCATCGTGCGCACTGTAGATGATTATGCTAATGGTAGATCAAGTTATGTTACTGTTGCTGGAAATCCAGCGTTTTATGGAAACGCATATACTATTCCAAATTTAACATATAGAGATGCTAGCGGAAATATTAAGACCTTATCAAATGTTCCTGTGGTAGTGCATGACACAGGAAGCGCTTTTACAAATGCGCCTGAAGGAAGATTTGATATTCCCGTTGGAAGAGATTATAACAATTCTCAAATGAATTCTCAACCATTTTTAGCCCAACCTATAAATTTTACTCCAACTTATAGAAATGGGGTAACTGGTAACGGAAACCAAATGCCGGGCGGCTACGATCCGTCTAATTCTTTTCCAGGGGCAGATTATCAAGGAAAACCTTCTACTCACGAAGCGGCTAAGGGGCATAACGGTAATATTAGAATGGTTTCTGCTGGTGTGGATGAAACTAGTCGCTCTGGTTCTTGGCCCGCAGCAGGAGATATGTGGACATGGGGCGTGCCACCATCTGCTAGAGCACCACAATACCCAATGAATACAGTATGGGCAGGGGCCACGGGACATCTTGTTGAATTTGATAATACTCCAGATTCAGAAAGATTAAATTTTCAACATAAAACTGGAACTAAAATTGAAATGAACCCTGGTGGTTCAATGGTAACTAGAGTTTCTGGAAATGCGTATAATGTGCATGAAAATGATAGCTTTACTGGTGTCATGGGTGATATGACACAAACAACTGTTGGAGATTATAACGTAAGATCAACCTCGGATATGGTATTACATGCCGATGGTTCGGTTATGATAATTTCTCATAACGATAGAGCAGAAGCTATTGCGGGAAATTATAAAGTTCGTGTTGGCGAAAATCTAATATTAAAAGCTAAAAAAATTATTATTGAAGCGGAATCCATAGACATTTATTCTACTGGTGATTTTAATATGATGGCAGAAGGCGAAATGAATATTAAAGCCAAAGGCATTAATATTGAATCAACAGACAAAATGTCTGTTAAGACCAAAGAAGATTATAAAATAGAATCCGGTAAAGGAATATCTATTAAATCTGAAAATACTATAAAGGCTGAAGCTGGTGACGCTATCTCTATTAAAGCAGATGATATTAAACAAGAAGCCAGTGGAGACTTTTCAATAAAAGGAAACAATACTAAATTACAAGGAAATGATTTAAATATCAAGGGTGGTATGAATACAAAAATAGGCGCAACCAAAATTTCATTAAGTGGAACAACCCATTCCGATATTTTTTACACCAATGAATTGTTTTCTCCTGCACCATCTGAATCTACGGCGGTTCCCATCGCTCCAGACAGTGCTGGATCGGCCGATGCCGCAGTTTCTGCTGATGTAGCTAAAGAAGCAGAGAGTGCCGATATTGGAAATCCTGGCCCACGTCGAAACGTAGAAAAACCTACCGTAGTAAAACCACATCCCGATGCTGTTAAAACAACTGGTGATAGTATCAAACATTATTCACAAGAGGGAGAAGCCTAATGGATGCAAATCTTCCAAACTCAAGATTTTATCCTAAAAATCCAGAGAATGCAGAAGCTCATGAAGAAGATGCAGACCGTTCATTTAAATCAAATGTAAAAAATGCACAGCATCCTATTTTTTCAGGACCGGGATTATTACAAACAATTAATTTTGCAAGAGGAATGGCAAATACTGTAGAAAAACAACTATCTGGAGAAATTAAGGATAAAGTATTTGAAGATGTTGCTAACGTTTCAAGAAAAACAAAAGTGCCATCCCATTTTTTGTTGTTTATGATGGATTGGGAAAAGGATATTACATCATATTCTGATGGACAGGATGCAAATAGTATTGCAAATAAAGTAATGCAGAATGTAAATCAGCTTCGAAGTACATTAGGACGTGATCCTTTATTTGGCGAAGTGTTCATGGCTCATGTTTTTGGTTCTGCCGAAAAAGTAAAAACAGTATTAGACAATGCTAAAAATAAACCAGAAGAAATTGCTAAATCCCAAGGCGGAAAGAAAGATGATATTGTTTTAAAGAAACAAAGAAACGGAAAATCCGTTGATAGAAAATGGAGAGAGCTTGCAGATTTTTTTATGAATAGAATTCCTATAGGCCATAAGACATATAAGCAATATTTAGGACAGAATAATGATACCTCAAATTAACGCAAAAACAATAATAGATAAAGGATTTCCTCTTTCAAATAATTTTCTGGTGGATCATGTATCAACCGGAGCGTATCATCCTATTTTAGCAGAGTGGGTACCAAAGTATACAGCTATACTAAATCCTCAACAACCAAATGGCCTTTTTGGGTCTAATTTACCTTTATGGCAAATATTTAGATCATTACAAATCGGCTCTAATGGTGTATTAGAAAACATATTATCACAATCAGGAAATTTACTTGTATTAAAATCAGGATTTTTAAATAATATTCCTAATACTATTGGAACTATAGCCGAAATGAACCATTTAACGGGACAGTCCTTTGATATAGGAATTAAAGGATATGAAGACAATGTATATGGTATTGCAAAAGAAATACAAAAGATAGCGAAACAAGCTTCTTCTATAGATGTAGTATATGGGTCTAGCAGTTTTTTTCATATTAATTTTGATCCTAAGCAAGTTGCTTGGGGAGCAACTAACGTTGAACTTCCGACAATGCGATCTATTGATTTAATCGATGGAGAAGTCGTTTCTGGCATTGCTGCAATGCGCGGATATTAAAAGGAATAAATTAAATGGCTAATAATAAAAATCAAGTTGTATATCAAGATATAGACTTAAAGTTTCAGGCGCATCCTCTCACAGGAGAAGTGAAACCTAAATTAAATGCCGATGCTATAAAACAAGCTGTCAAAAATTTATGTATGACCAATCAATTCGAAGTTCTTGGAAGACCAGATGTTTATACAGATATACCAAGAACCCTATTCAATTTATATAGTCCTTCACTTTCTAAAATTATTAGAGAACGAATTTCAAACATTATTGATTTGTATGAACCAAGAGCAACATTGAATGATATTACCTTAAATGAATATCCTGATCAAAATCAATTAGGAATTTCAATTACATATACGCCTAGAAATGCTGTAGAAGCTGTTACAGTTGAAATATTCCTTGAACGAATTAGATAAATAATACAATACAACTATTAAGAATATTGGAAATGCCTGCAAATAATACACTAATTGTCACAGACTTAAATTACGAAACTATTAAGAACAATTTTAAGAATTTCGTAAGAAATAAAACTGAATTTACTGATTATAACTTTGAAGGTGCGGTACTTTCAAGAGTATTGGATATTCTTGCCTATAATACTTATTACAATTCGTATTATCAGAATATGATCGCAAACGAAATGTTTCTGGATTCAGCTACTCTTAGAGAAACTGTAGTATCCCGAGCAAAGGAACTCGGATATTTCCCATCTTCATACAAGTCTGCGTATATTGATTTAAATATACGTTTTATTCCCGGAGACAACCCTCAAGAAATAGTAATTCCAGCATTTTCTAAATTTTTGACAGCATTAGATGGAGTTAGATATACCTTTCAAACTCTTGAAGATTATTCAGTTATTAATACGAATCAGGGATACATCAAAACTATACGTGTATTTGAAGGTACTATTATAAAATATACCTTTAATGTTGTTAATGGCAATAGAAAATTCATTATACCTAATGAAAACTTGGATGTTTCTCAACTAAAAATTTTTGTAAGACCTTCTACGACTGCTACCGCTAAAGATGAATATGTATATAAAGATACTATATTAGATATTAATGGTAATTCAAGAGTGTTTTTTGTAGAAGAAACTACTAATGGAGAATATGAAATTTCCTTTGGTGATAATGTAATGGGCAAAACTCCAGAAAACGGGAGCGTAATTGAAGTAACTGCATTATTTTCGTCTGGAAGTGCTCCAAACGGAATTAATACTTTTACATCTATTAATTTTAATGGGTATAATAAAAACAATACTACTGTAACATATGCTCCAAGAATTGATTCTATAATTTCATCTGCCGAAGGTGGTCAAGAGAAAGAACAAATAGAATCTATAAAATATAATGCTCCTAAATATTTTGAACGTCAAAATCGAATTATTACAGATGAAGATTATAAGTATTTTATTCTTTCAAATTATAATTATGTTCAAGGTGTATCTGTATGGGGTGGAGAAACAAACAATCCGCCTATTTTTGGTAAAACTATGATTTGTGTAAAACCTAAAAGCGGATTTTTGCTATCACAAGAGCAGCAAAATGATATGACAGAAACAATAAATCAATACAATTCTTTGTCTATTGATCCACTATTTGTAAATCCTACATTTACTTTCATTAATCCTAAATTAGTTTGTTATTATAATTCAGATAACACTATTCTTTCTTCAGATGATATATTCTCTGAAATTGCCAGTCGTGTTCAAGATTATGAAGTTAAATATTTAGGAACGTTTGATTTAGGATTTATGCCTTCTAAATTTATTAGACATATTGAAGAGGCTGATAATTCAATTGTGAACACAGAAGCTACGTATACTATTGAAAAACGAATATTTCCAGTATATAATACTATTATGTCTTATGAAATAAATTTTGATAAACAACTTCTTTATCCATACTCAGGGTTCCAAGGAGTATTGTCATCATCTGGATTTAAATTTGCTGGACGTGATGAAGAATGTTTTATTGATGATAACGGTTATGGAGTATTAAGAATTTATTATCTTACTCAAACTTTAGAAAAGAAGTATGTTTCTTTAAACGCCGGTACCGTCGATTATACCACTGGAAAAATAATTGTCAACTCAATTTCTATAAATGAACTTTCTGGATTGGATATAGAACTTAGAATTATGGTAAAACCTGCCACCGGAACATACATCCCAAAGAATAATGAAATTATTCTTTTATCATATCCAGAGGTTTCATTATTTAACTCTAAAGTTTCCACAATAGTCAAAACAGACTATATACAAGTTATAGGAAATGAAAGTCCTTTGTATACTAACTCTATTTACCTTGCAACTATAAATGTCTGATTTACATAGTAATATTTCTTTATTTATTGAGAATCAATTTTCTTCATATATGAATGAAGAAGGGCCTTTGCTTGTCCAATTTATTAAATATTATTATGAGTGGATGGGCCAAGAGAATAATCCTTATGGACAACTTAATAAGATAAAAGATTATAGAACTTCAGATATTACTAATGAACAGATGCTCGATTTTCTTAAAAATGAATTTATGCGAGCCATTCCTAAAGATATATCAGTTGATGATCGTTTTTTAATTAAAAATATTGCAGATTTTTATAAGGCTAAGGGTTCAGAAAAAGCATATAAGCTTTTATTCAGAATTCTCTATAATGAGGATGTTGATTTTTATTATCCAGGGAAGGATATATTAAGAGTATCCGCTGGAAAATGGATTGTTGAGAAGTCTATGGGTATTGAACCTTATGTGACTACAGCAGAAATAAAAAATGCAATTTTAATAAAAGGTAGAACATCTCGCTCTAGAGCAACATTTAGTCGATACGATGATAGTAAAAAATTTCTTTATGTAATTAATGATTTTGGAGATTTCCAAAATGGAGAACTTATATTTGATGAAGCCTCTAATAATGATATTGGTATGGTTACAACAAATGGGATTACTAAGCATCCAGGTAAATATACTACTACAGATGGGTTTTTGTCAGCAGATAAATATCTTCAAGATGGCATCTATTATCAGGAATATTCCTACGTTGTAATATCTTCTAAATTTGCATCCGAATACGAAACAATAGCCAAAAAACTAGTACATCCCTCTGGAACTAAATTTTTTGGTAGAACTGCTATTCATGCGGATTTAGATGGTCCGATTACTAATGATCAGATTACTATTTCTGTAGGATATGACTTCTCTGGAGAATATTTTCCAATAAATATTGAATTGTCATATCCAATTCAATATTCTCCAATAACTATAGATACTATCTTTACCCTAGATATAAATATTTCTACACCAGCTACAAATATAAACACGTATTTGTATTTTAAACAATTTGGAGGATATTTAACCTTAAGTAGTAATAATACTATTGATTATTATAAAAACTTTACTATTGAGGATATGCTGCATGTTCCCGGAGCTTATATAGGAACAAGTAGACTTTTTGAATATTCAAATGCTAATAATTTACTTACGTTATTAGGAAGCGGAACATCAATTATTGAAATTCACAATACTGTCCCTGGAGGGAATGTATTAACGAATGATAATTATGTGCCATTATTACTTAATGATAGTTTAGTAGTAGACACACAAGATGGCGATGTATTATTGATAGATGCTGAATTGGCTTTGCCAAGAACAAATAGATTTTTAACAATTGCCGAAAATTATCCAAATGGAGATTTTGTTCACCAACCGTTTTATTATTTTTCTGATGAAACTGAATACGATCAAGGTGGAATTGATATTCCAGATGGTAAAAAAGCTATAACCATTAATGATGATATCTTAACTATAGATGATGATATCGTTATACTTTAATTAAGAAGAGAGACAAATGAGTTTTTTAACCACCAGAAGTTTTAGAGTAGAAAATGCTACAAACTTTCGCGATAAATTTGTAGAAACCGCAAATAGTGAAAGTTTGTATATTTTTATTGGAAGATCGACGCCTTGGCCTAGTGATACTGCGCCAACACAAGTATACGATGGAAAATTAAATATTGAAGTTGATTCTTGGAACAATATGTTATCAGCTAAACGTATTATATCATCAGATATTGTATTTGGAGCTATCAGATACAATTGGACTTCTGGTACAGTATATACTAAATGGACGGATAAAGCTGAAGTTTGGAATTCTCAATTCTATATCGTAAATTCAAATCTACAAGTATATAAGTGTATTGATAATAATAATGGTGCTCCTTCTACAGCCGAACCGTTCTTAGATGATTTAGAAATTTTTGCGACGAGTGATGGATATAGATGGAAATTCATGTATGCGGTATCTGCTCCAGATGCTTTGAAATACTTAACCCGCGGATTTTTCCCGGTAAGACATTTATTAGTAAATAATGGAACGACACAATGGGATGTTCAAAATGCAGCAGCGAATTGTGCTATTGATAGAGTAGAAGTCAATAGTGGAGGCATCAATTATCGCTCACATACAGGAACTGTAGCCGCCGCCAATACGTCTACTATTACTTTAGATTCTGGTGCATCAGGATTAAATGGGTTTTATACCGGGAGCGATGTGTATATCACAGGCGGTTTAGGAACTGGACAATTAAGACGTATTCTTTCATATTCGGGTTCCACTAAACGTGCTATATTGTCAGCCCCATTTAGTACAGTTCCTAATATTTTAAGCACATTCCAAATTACTCCGCATGTTGAAGTCCAGGGCGATGGTCAAGCATGGAGCGGTTATACTGAAGCTTCAGGCGGTTCTATCACCAAAGTGAATGTATTAAATGGCGGAAATAATTTTTCGTTTGGAAACATTGTGTTTAGTGCGAATGGAGGTTCGGGAGCAACTGCTACTGCTATTATTTCTCCAATGGGGGGACATGGATCAAATGCAGTGGAAGAATTGGGCGCATGTAATGTTATGATGAACCTTAAATTAACAGGTTCAGAATCTAATACTGTAACTATTTCAAATGATTATCGTTGCATTGGGCTTATTTCAAACCCGAAAGTCTCAAATGGTAGTATTGCATTTGCAACAAATTATGATGCAACAACAAAATTTATAACTAACGCATCTTCAGGCACATTTCAATCAGATGAGCTTATTACTGGATTGACTTCTGGCGCTACAGGAAGATTAGTGTCATTTGCAAATAATAAAATGTCTATAGTTAATGTTGTTGGTGATTTTGCTAACGAAATTGTTACTGGTGGAACTTCTGGAGCAACCGCAAATGTGGCTTCAAGAATTTTACCACAATTAAAAAAATATACTGGTAAAGTATTATATATGGAAAATAGAACTCCTATTACTAGATCATCATCACAACAGGAAGATTTTAAAGTAGTTGTTAGATTCTGATATAAATATAATATAAACAAACAAAAGATAAGGTAAATTAATGGTTGCCAATACAGGTACTTTAGAAACACCTATGAACGGTGCTCCATATTTTGATGACTACGATCCTGCAAAAGGATTCGTAAGAATTTTATTCCGTCCTTTTATGGCAGTACAAGGCCGTGAGCTTACGCAAATGCAAACTATTTTGCAGGCTCAAATATCTAGATTTGGGTCTAATATATTTAAAGAAGGGTCTATTGTCTCTGGTGGACAATTTATCATTGATGATGCTCTTTTAGCTGTAAAAATCAAAGATACTAATCTAGCAGGAACACAACAAATAAGCGTTCAAAATCACGTTGGACAAATCCTAACAGGCGTTTTGTCTGGAGTGAATGCTTACGTAGTTTCGGCGGCTGATGGAACTGAAGCTGAAGTTAACAAGAAAACGTTCTTTGTTAAATATCTTAACTCTGGTTCTGATTTCAATTCAAAGACCTTCCGTGATAACGAAACTCTACAATCTCCCGTTGGTATTAATCCTATTACATTAGCAGCGAATTCAAGCGCCATTGGTTCAAGTATTACTGTGAACGAAGGTGTGCTTTTCGTTAAGGGGTTCTTTGCGCAATTTAATACACAAACTGTTATTCTTGATCGTTATTCAAATAAGCCAAGCTGCACTGTTGGATGGGATATACAAGAAAGTATTGTTACAGAAAATGATGATTATACCCTTCTAGGACCGGAAGTAGGAACCACAAATTATGGAGCCCCCGGCGCACATAGATTTAGATTAAATCCAGTATTGACTGCTATTCCAGATGGCATTGATCTTCCAAAAGGTTTTATTGAATTTATTCGTTTCAAAGATGGAATAATTCAAGAATCTTATACAAAAACTCAATATAATGTTATTAGAGACTATATTGCAGATGGAAGAAATGATACTAATGGCGATTTCTTTGTAAGAGGTCTCGATGTTCGTTTAAGAGAACATTTAGACAGTAATAACAACGATGGTTATTTAACTGTAAGTAATGGCGGTAACTCTCAACTTCTTGCAGTTGGCGTTGAAGCTGGTAAAGCTTACGTTAAAGGATATGATATTGAAAAGCTTGTTACAACATATGTAACAACTGAAAAAGGTATTGACTTTAAAGACTTAGAACAGCAAATTGTTGCAACCAATTATGGTTCATGGGTTTATGTAAATGAACTTGTTGGAGCATGGAATGTAAACTCTGGAACTGTACTTGATCTATATGATACTGCTATGGATCGAATTTCTTTGCGTAGATGGTCAACCACTGCACAAAGCGGAACTAAAATTGGAACAGCACGTTTTAAATCTCTAGAATTAGATTATAGAACCTCAACTTCTACGGCTTTTTATAAACTATATTTGTATGATATAAGAATGACTTCTGGAAATTTCCAGAGTGTTCGAAGCATATATTTTAATAATACATCTACTGCTGATCTTGGGTGTGATATCGTATTAAGTAGTAATAATGCTGTTTTAGAAGAAAGTAATTTTGGAACGGCAGTTTATCCTATTGCTACTGGTAACGTTCGTCGCCTTCGTAATTCTGATAACGAAATTGACACGACCTTTGATTTTATGGTAACGAACGATGTTACCATAAGTACAGGAGGAACGTTTACTATTGCAACTTCGTCTGCAAATGAAATTTATCCTTTCTCTATTGGTGCTCTAAACACTAATGAAAAATCTCAATTTATTTGTGCATTAAATGGAACAGCTTCTGTTGCGTTAGGCGGAACTGTATCTATAAGCAGTGGCAATAATATAGTTACTGGTGTAGGAACATCATTCACTCGTCTTAATGTTGGCGACAAAATCGAAATTACTGGTGTTTCTGGTGCATTCTTTGTTTCAACAATAACAAACAATACATCAATGACAGTTTCTCCAAATGCACCTTCTGGAGCATCTGGTGCAACTTGGACCAAAAATTATTACCCCGGTGATATATTAGACTTCACTGCAAAGGGTGTGGATGCAGGCACAACACGTAGTATTACACTT